AGGATAATAATATCCGCTGTTGCTGCGATAATTTGGGGTTCGTTAGGATTGTTAAGATGTTACGGGCTGTGTCTACCATAGTGTGTTGTTTTTAGTTTGTCAAATGTAATACTATTATTTTAAATATAGGGGTAATATTACTCTTTTAATTTATCGCTATACTTCTTTTTAATCTCGGTTAGTTCCTCATCGCTCCATTGGTAGACTCTGAGCCCGTCTTTAATGCTCTCTAGTTCTAATACTACTTGCAATCCTATTCGTTTAACTAGGCCGATGCGATACTCGACCTGCATGCCTCCTCCGTATTGGTTGCAGCGCTGGCATTGTTTATGACAATTAACTTCGGTGAAGATTAAACCCGTGTAAAGTTCTGCCTTTAGATAATGCCCAGCGTCCCACTTCGTAGCGGTTAAGGTTCCGCAAGATATACAAGGGTGGTCTTTGTCTCGGTGTCTAATCCATCGTTGGAATATTGGCCTGACCTCGTTTATCTTCTGCGTCCTAGTTTTTAGCTTATCGATCCTCCGCGCTTTCTCGACCTTCCACTCCTTAGCTTTCTGGCCCTTTTCTTTATTTATGGCCTTTTCTTTAAGCTTACGATTATAAGACAAGGCACAAAGCCCACCACATACAGGCTCTAACGTAGAGAAGCGCGGAGAAAACATTTCTCCGCACTCCTTACACTTTTTTTGCTTAGCCACTAAAAAGGGAAGTCTCCGTTCTCCCTCTCTGATAGTGGAGCCATTGCAGGTTGAGCGGGAGGTGCATTTCCGTAACTTGGTGCGGGTGGTACTTGGTTCGCTTTATCAATTCGCCAGCCTACTAAGGAGTTAAAATACTTAACCTCGCCTTGTGGGTTAGTCCAACTTCTGCCGTTCAAGTTATAAGATACTGTTAATTCGTCCCCGATCTTAATAGAATCTATTAAACTGCACTTATCCTTGATTAATTCTATTTGTATTAATTGCGGATATTGGGAATCTGTTTCAATAACAAACTCGCGCTTAGTAAAACCATTAGCCCCGAAAGACTTAGTTTCTCCTTTGACTGCTAATCTTCCTGTAACTTCACTCATTCTTTTATCTGTTTTTTTAGTTCTCTAATCGGTGTAATTAACAATGAAAATATAACCGTCACCACCCCAATAGGGATTCCCGCGCACACCCACAATCCATAGATAAGCAGTGAGTGTTCTAATGGATTAGGTATGCCGCTCTCGTCAGCGATTAGGTAGGCGGCTATGAATGATATCAGGGTGCAGGTGGTTATCATGGTCGCGGTTTTGGTTCTGGCTCTCATATTACTCCGTCATTTAAGTGGCCTTTACAAATTATAATTTGTCCGTCATAATGAAGTGCAAACATATCACCATCAAACGAACAGTTCCCTAAGTACCTGAGTTCTGATTCGTCTTTTATTAAACCATATGGGTCTGCGCTGTTAATCCATTCTCCGCGTGAATCAATAAAATCAGTTATTACTGTCGGCTTTATTTCTGTATTTTTTTTCGCTAGCGGAGAAGCGTCTATTACTACTTTCATCTTACTTTAATTTTCGGTTAATTGCTAATCTTAATCTTTGCTTTTGTATGTCGCTCTCGGTCTGGATAAACTTGGTCCGGTAGGTACTTGCATTGCCTTTGTTTAGAAAGATATACCTAGAGGCCGCTGCGCCTGATATACCTATCTCCGAACTAAGGAACATATAAGCGCCACGGGCTAGAGTGATGTCATCGTTCCCACCTCTTCCCGCTTCTTGCTTAGTGGTCATATCCTTGCGTGTGACCTTGTACGATTTGCAAACCACGCTTAGAACGTGATCTAGTATTGTGTTATTCATTGTTTAGTTACGATTTCCAGTTAATTTAATTGTAAAATTTTTAGTTGGTACAGGGCCGTTGCTACTTCCTTGATATTGATTTAGTTTTTCTACTGAATGAATACTTCCGCCTTCTTTTTTTAGCTCTTGTAAGAACTTAATCATATCGTCTATTTTCTCCATTATTTTAATTGTTTGTTAAGTTCATTCACCGCCATTTTTACCCGCTTGGTTAGTAGGTTTTTATCTGCTTGCGGGATGTCAAAGGTCCAAGATGTTAAATCGGCATAGCTTGAGGCATCTGGCAAGTATGGAAAACTTGGTTCCTGACCGCTCGTGATAAATCCTACAATTTGATTATAAATCCACTCGCATTGGAAAGGTGTTAATCCTTCGTTTTCAGGTGTAAAGTCTTGACTAATCCAGTCTCTAATATCGGGCAGCTCACTAGCATAAGGAACGTAGATAATACTCTCGCCTTGGTTGAATGGGATCTCTAACTTACCCTCAAGTAAACAAGCGTTACTAATTAACTGCCAGTAGTTTTCACTCTTCTCTACCTTGTAAACATCTAGCCCCGCCTCAATCGCTTCTATGGTATCGCAATAAGAAGTTAAACTGAACGGGCATTTAATGTCTCCGACTATGTTATTTTCCACCGTTGCTCTTAAAGTGTCTGGGATGCCGTTCCAACGGTCTACAGTTGCATGCTGTATTCTGCCTTGTTGGTTCCCATCGCGGTAACTCGTGTCTAGTTTGCGCTCGAATACATAACGCTCCATAACCTTACCCCAAATTAAAGGGCGCGCGTTACTATCGGCTTGTAGTGATCGTGTTAGTTTCTCCTCGCGTACCTTCTCCTTTATGTAACTAATGGTAGTGGACCCTAACATTGTGATGTCTTCAATCTGCTTAACCGCGCTACCGACCCCTGTCTTAGGTCTGGCCGCTAGTTCGTCCGCTGTCATTGGTCGCTTACCCGCGCCTATTAATCTATGTGCGCTTGAGCTGCTAAAGTTGGCTACTCTGCTAATCATTACTTAAGAGTCTCTAAGTACTTAATAGTTTTCGCGTATGAACTTGCTTCTTCATTGGTTACAATGTCATTTAAGCGCGCTTGCATATTATCATTAAGAAGCGTAAACTTTTCATCCCTTAAAGCAAGTAACACCTCTAAGGTATAAGGGTTAATAGTTTTCACTCGAATACAGTCTACCTTTTCCTTGGTTCTGCGATCATCAATAGTATCGACAAACAGGCAAATGGTAACACCTTGCGAGTCCTCCATAAACTTAATCCCGCTCGATCTTACAATAGCGTTCGCATTAGTTTGATTGCATATAAACGGCTTAATCGGTTCTTTAAACCTTACTACTCGTTTAGACTCACTTCGTCCGCTTACGGGGTCTTTAACTGCTTCCCATTGTGCAGACTCAATAGTTACGTTTAACTCTCCGCTCTCAGGTAAATCCCAATGTCCGAGGTAGTTCTTATTCGGTGATTGCATCCAATGTGTTTTCTCGTTGCTCATGTTTATTTATATTTAGGTGGGTTGTTAAGTTTGAATTTTAATAGGTGGCTGTACTCGTGGAGTTGATTGGTAGCAAGTTCTAGTTGCGGGTGATCCACCGGTAGCAGCTGGCAAATTCTAATTTGCTCTTGGAATGCCACGCGCACTTTTTCGGTGTCGGATTGCCAGGCGATTACAAGGTGGTTAAACGCTTTTGCTTTTTCTGTGAATGTCATAGTGTGTTATTTGATAGGCGCAATGTAATACTATTATTTTACATATACAACACAAAAAAGCCCCACTATTAAAGTGAGGCTAATATTATGCCCAGTCAAATATGCTTGTTATAAGAGGGGGACTTTGATATGTGAAATCATCCACAATTTGTTTGTAGTTATTCAAATGTACAAAAAAAGCCCCGAACTTCTCCGAGGCTTCCAACCAAATTTAAACATGCACTATGAAAACACTACTAAACAATCCCTTTATTGAATGGCTAATGTACTGTTATTTTTCCCACAATAAATAGCGGTACGATAAAATAATTTGATTATCGCCCAAAAGATTGTAACCAACCCCTATGTTGTGCTTGTCATATTGCACCGCTACGGTTGGTGCGAATATCTCCCGCCCTACACTTGCGCCGGCAAAAATAGACCATTTCATCTCCTTTACAATTTGAGTAGGTCTAAGATTCTGAATCGTAAAGTTCACGTCCCTAAGATGATTCTCATATAGCGTCCCTGTAAACTTAATTCTAACCTGGTTAATTACTATCGTGGTATCAATTAGCCTCTGACTATAATAACTCTCTATAACTGCTTGCGTGTCTATTTTGGAGCGTGTCTTAACGATGCTAGTGACGTATATTAAGCTGTCAATCCGTATTTCTTGTTTAATAGTATCGGTTACGGTTTTAGTTACACGAATAGTATCAGCGGATTTAGTTTTTCGGCCGATAAATAAGCCCAGAAATAACGCTGCAATTATTAAAACATGACTCCATTTAACCTTCATTTTCTTTAGCTTTTCCTTTTGGTTCTGGCAGGTCAGATATCTTTTGATTACGGATGGCCGAACGGATATATTCCCACATATCTAGTCCGAAAATGTTTTTAAAGTTCCCAAGTATCGAGCGCAATTCTGTTAAGGCAAGAAACCCCGCCACTAATCGCATAAGCGGAATAGCGGGCATTATCTTACTCTCGACTACCCAGCCTGCTAATAGTATTAAAGAGTATATAATTACCTTGGTGAATGTATTTACAATTTTTTCCCATTTAAAGTTTACTTGGTTTTTTAAGCTTGCACCGATACCCGTAATTAGATCAATAACTATTAATACTATTAACGCTCCCGTTACGTCGTAGATTGGAACTAAAATTGCTAAAAACCAAATCATAAACTTCATAAAAAATTCCAGTTCATCGGTAGCATTTAGAATATTGAGAATATGCTTAGGCATTTTAATTGTCTTTTATTAAATACCCTCTCATCCGTTCCAACGTGCTGACGTTCCGCGAATATCGTAATGCGTAAACATGTGATATCTACCTACCCCACCCTCTACCATCTTACCATTTTCGATAAGCTTTTCAATCTCATTCGCTACGGCTTGAGGTGACCAACCAACGACCGAAATGTCAGCGGCCTTTAATTCTACGTGCTGACTTGTTCCGCTTCTCCCTCGGCTTAGTTCGTACCACTTAGGTCGGTAGCTGATATTGATATCAATCCGAGCGTCTAAGTGATCTCTAAG